TTTGTGGACTACTGGCCTCGTATGTCGGTGGCCCTCCGTCACGCATTCCAGATGCCGATGTCGATCACGTCATGCTTTGGCAGCGGGGAATGTCGGCAAAGGAAGTAGCCGATCTCTACGCCGATCCCTATGCGATGTTTCGGCCGACGCGGCTGCGTAAGAAGCCCGGCGCTGCCGCCTATGTCCTGACGGCGGCACCTGGCGCACTCACGTTTACCGGTAACGCCGCCAATCTCGTTTATCATCGGGTAGCCACCGTAATGCCGGCGGCACCAGCGGCATTCACGCTTACTGGCGTTGCCACCACCCTAACTTACACGCCAAAGCCGCCGGCTGCGGTCAGCCGTCAGTATGTTCTCGCCACGCCAAACGGCGGTGTGCTGGTTCACGAAACCAACACCCTCGAGTTCACGGTCTATGGCACTCAGGTCAGCGCGACAGCTGCGCCGGCGGTTAGCGGCGCGCCGTACACGCTGACGGCGGCGACGGGAGCATTCACTCTGGCAGCGCCAGCTGTTGCGTTGCGCACTGCGCGCGTCCTGTCAGCCGCAATAGGCGCTTTCACCCTCACCGGCATCAGCACTGGTTTCATCACCAAGCACGGAATGTCGGTGGCGACCGGCATGTTCACGCTCGCCGGCACGAGCACTGGCCTGCGAGCTGCGCGCAGGATCGACGCATCGCAGGTCGGTTCGCTGCATTTATTCACTGGCTATAATCCGAACCTCGTACGCAGCCGCGCCCTGCCTGCTGCGACAGGCGCTCTCGTTTTCAGCGGCAAAGACGCTGGCCTGGTCTACGGTTCGCTGGTCAACCACTACACGCTGCCGGCGGCGGTCGGCGGATTTATCCTGACCGGTCAGGCTGTCGGACTGCGAGCTGCGCGCAGGCTGTCGGTAACGGCGGCGGCGTTCACTCTCGCCGGCACCAGTACTGGCCTACTTCGCGGCCGTGTTTTGACGGCGGCGCCTGGTGCGTTTGTTCTCACCGGCAATGCTGCCAATCTGATCCAGGTCAGGAAGCTGACCCTGGCCGCCGGCACTGGCGCTTTCACGCTCACCGGCTACGGCGCCGGTCTCGTCTATCACACCAACGCAGTCCTGCTCGCCACGCCGGTGTCGTTTGTCTTCAGCGGCAGCGACACTGGGCTCATCAGGATCCGAAACCTGCCGGTTGGCACCGGCCAGTTTGTATTCACAGGTACGGCGGCAGTCTTGCGCCGCGGTAATTACAAGATGCCTGCCGAGCGCATTGCGCTTAGGTTTACCGGGTACGACACGTTCTACAGAGACAACGACTTCCATCTGCCAGACTTTGGAGATCCAGGTGCGCTGGAGTTTGGTCGCAAAATGTATGCAATACCTGGCAGGTGGTAGGAAACTTAACCCAAGGGAGATTGATATGCGTGGAGATCCAGAAAACGTGCCGGCAACTCCGCCGGCGGTGCTGGCTGAGACGAATATTCCGAGTATCAACGAGCCGCCAGGGTCCGAGGTGATCCCGCCAAAACGCAAGAAGAAGAAAAAGGCCAAGAAAAAGGCTAAGAAGGCGAGCAAGGCCAAGGCGAAAATGGCCAAGGCCAGCAAGGCCAACGGCAAGATCAAAAAGAAGGCCAAGGCCAAGAAGCGGCGGATACGCGCGCGCTAGTCGTCGCGGGGTGATGGATGTCGAAGCTGGTTGAGGTCGAGCCCGGTCGTTGGAAGGTTTCACGTGAAACCTTTTCACCGGCGCGCAGTGCTCTGCCGCGGCCTTACGTCATCAGCGACATCATGGATCCAACAGAACAGGTCGACGGCCGCTTTTATACGAGCAAGGCAGCCTTTCGCGCTGTTGGTCGGGCGCATGGCCTCATCGAGGTTGGCACCGAAAAGTTCAAGCCGAAGAAAAGAGCGACTGACAGCCGGGAAGAGAAAGAAAAGCGCCGTCAGTCGCTGAAGACTGCACTGGATAAATATAGGGCTGGTCACCGATCTAGGCATTTGACCTAGATCAATTCGGGGTTCCGAATATGTCAGACACGAATATCGCGCCGGCGGCGCCACCCTCTGCGCCATCTGCTCCCGCCAACGAAGTCCCCATCAATCAGAACCCGGTGAACGCCCCGCAGCCGGTGGGTGATCAGGCTCCAGAAAAGCCGGTTGATGGTCTGGATCGAGGCCATGGCAGGCCTGAAACCCGCCGTGAAAGTATTCGCAAAGCGTTTGAGCGGGCAAATACCCCAGAAAAGGAGAAAACCCCAGCACCGCGCAAAGCGGCGAAGACGGAGGCGAAACCCTCCGAGGCTCCGCTAGATTTGCGTAAGCCGCCGCAAGAGCGGCATAGGGAGGGCGGGCGTTTTGCAAAAGCGCCTGCTGCAGACGTTGCAGCGCCAGTGGATCCTGCTGGTACGCAGCCTCCGCAGATTGCGAAAAAACCCGTCGCGCCTCTTCCCGAGACTGCGCCCTATAGAGAGCCGCCAGGGCGCTGGAACGAGGCCGGTAAAGCAGAGTGGTCAGCAGCACCCGAAAGCGTCCGCGGCGAAGTTTACCGCATGGCCAAAGAGTTTGACGGCGCATACAAAACGCTCCGCGGCGACCACGACACCATGAACAGCATACGCCACTTTCACGAGATGGCGACGCAACACGGGACGACGCTCGACAAGGCGCTGACCAACTACGTTTCGATGGAGCAGAAGTTGCGCACCGACCTGGTCGGTGGCCTCGACGTCATCGTCAACAACCTGAACCTGCGCACCCAGAACGGCCAGAAGATCTCGTTACGCGATGTCGCCTACCACATCCTCAATCAAAGTCCCGAGCAGCATAAGCTGACGCAGCAGCAAAACTCGCAGCAGGCAGCCCAGCACCAGATCGGCTCCCTCCACCGTGAGGTGGCCGACTTGAAATCTACGATCAATGAGCTGCATACTGGCCTCAGGTTCAATCACACCCGGTCGCAGGTCGACGTCTTTGCCGACAGCCACCCAGGGTTTGATGAATTAGGGGATTTAATCGAGCAGGAATTGCAATTTGGTTTCAGCCTGGAAGAGGCCTACCAACGTGCATACCGGCTAAGACCCCCGAAAACACACGCGGCTCAGACCCGCAACACGCCGGCTCAGACCCGATCCGACAAGTCGATCCATGGCGCTCCCGATAGCGGTCCCTCAGACGGCCCGCCGGTCAAGCGCAAGGGCGACAAGCAAGTTGGCCGACGCGAAGCTATTCAACGCGCAATCACGCGCGTGAACGGCGGCGTCTAATCTGAGGTGGCGTAATGCCAAACATCAACACGAATGCTGCGTATCAACAGATACTCAGCATGGCGCTCGAGGACCGCTCGAGCGGCTACGAAGATCTCGTCTCCAATAACAACGCAATGCTTGCGGTGATGAAGCGCAAGGGCCTCTGGCACACTTACAGTGGCCCGCGCATTCGCCAGACGCTGCAGATCTCCAAGCAGGTCGCGCAGTGGTACAGTGGTTATGATCAGTTGCTTAATCCGGCACTCGATCTGTTCAACGATGCCTACTTCGATCCCAAGATGGTTGTCGTTCCGGTCATCCTGTCGATGCAGGAGATCTTGAACAACGAAGGTAGCGCCCAGCTCATGGACGTTTACGACAGCTACATCGCGGCTGCCGAACGCGCCCTCGAGGATACAATGGACGCGGCAATTTACAGTGACGGCACCGCCAACGGCGGCAAGCAGATCACTGGCCTCGCCACCGCCGTGCCGATCGTCACTAACAGCGGTGTCTATGGCGGCATTGATCGCGCCACTGCCGTCATTTGGCAGACCAAAACTTACGACGCCAACTCGTTCCTGGCCGGCTCGACACAGGTCAGTGCGACGACCATCCGCCCAATGCTCAACTACGTCATGACCAAACAGTCACGCGGCAAGGATTACGCCGACCTGCTGGTGATGTCGCCCGAGCATTACGCGGCTTACGATGCGGCGACTGTTGCCATCCAGCGGCAGACCAATTCGACCAGCCTGGGCCAACTTGGTTTCAGTGCGATCGAATACATCGGTGGCGGTAAGCGCGCCGAGATCGTGCTCGACGGCGGCATCGGCTCCAACATGCCGGCCAACACCACATTCGGATTGAATACCGACAGTTTCCGCATGCGGTATCACCCGAACAGAAACTTCGACAACTTGTTCGATGGCGACGGTCAGATGCCGATCGATAAGGACGCGATCGCGCAGTTCATCGGCTGGATGGGTGAACTCACCCAGGTCAATCCGATGTTTAACTGGCGGCTCTATGACAGTAATCCGGCCGCGTAAGGCTGGGTAAACGGAGGTCGTCGTCTTCAAGGGTGTCCCTTGCCCTCAGCCGGCGGCGACCTCTTCACAAGGGAGAATGCAGAATGCCCGCAAGAGATCCTGATGCCGCCGTCGTTGCTCTGTTTAAGAACTTTGCCAAAAAGAACGAGGCCGCCTCCCTGAAGGAGGGCCGACCGATCTACGAGGATATCGAGGTTGTCGAGATCCGCTTTCCTGGCTCACGCAATATGTCGGTGTTTCCAGCGACTGCGTTCTCGCACTGGTCAGAAAACTTTGAGACGGGCGAGCAGACGGCAGTGACGTATGCCGAGCGGTTTCGCCGGCAGTATCAACAGTTCAAGGCGCAGACAGCGCAAACCAAATCGGGGACGCCGCTGGCGCATGTGCCCTTTCTTACAGAGGCTCGTCGGGCCGAGTTACGCGCCCTCAACATCTACACTCTGGAGGCGCTGGCACATGTTGACGGCCAAGAGCTCAAAAATCTCGGACACGGCGGACGAGATCTGAAAAACAAAGCGCAAGAGTATATCGCCGAGAGCAAGAGCAACGCGCCAAACCTGGCCATGGCGGCAGAGCTGGAGGCGCTCAAAGCGCGCAACGCCATCATCGAAGAAGACCTCAAGCGGCATCAAGACCGCAACGCCGGTGAAAAAGTCGATGGTGATAATCAGTTTGCCGGCATGACCCTCGACCAGTTGCGTGATTTCGTTACGACCAACACTGGTCACAAACCGCATGGCTCGCTGAACCGCAAGACGCTAGTGCGAATGGCAACAGAGGCCCAGCAGAAAGTCGCATGACGAATGTCGTTGTTGACGGTTGTCAGGGATGTTTGCACGCCTGTTGGGGTCACCATCCCGACGTCGGTATTCGCAAGCATCGCTGGCAACCGCACCATGGCGGAGATGCTGGCGCTCGCTAACGAGATTGCGCAGCGCATCGCTTACGATACGCGCGAGTGGCAACAGCTCAAACAGAGTGTATCGTTTCCTGGTGATGCCACGTTAACTAATCCAGGCACGACAGCCTTTAATCTGCCGGCCAACTTCAAACGCATGTTGCTTACGGCGAACGTCTGGCGATCAAACACGCCGATGTCACCGATGCGCTTCTTTCCCGATTTGGATGAATGGATGCAGCGCCGCGCGCGTGGCTACTACGATAGCCGCGGCGAGTGGATTATCTACGGTGGCCAGATGCATATCCACCCGCCGATGCCGGTTGGCGTCACGGCGACGTTTGCCTACCTCAGTAAGAACCCCATCGCTCTGGCGAGCGGCGGCCTTGGTGAAACCTTCCTGACTGATAACGACAGCTTTCTGTTGGGCGACCGGTTGCTCAAGCTGGGCATGATTTGGCAGTGGAAGGCGCAGAAAGGCTCGCCCTATTCTGAGGATCTTGGCACCTACGGCGACGCTATGCTGCTCGCCATGGGCAACGACAGCCCTTCGCCGATCCTGGTCGGTCGTGAGCCGATCTCTGCCAGCGTTGTCGCCAGTACCGCCTATCCCTTCCCGGTGCCGTCGTCATGAGCATTGTCCAGGCCTTCAAGCGCCAGGCAGTGCCGCCGCAGATGGCGCAGCAGCTGCAGACAACGACGATCGCGGCGCCGACGCGCGGCATTATCCAGAACGAAAATTTTACGTTCATGCAGCCGGGTGCCGCCATCATTTGCGACAACTGGGTGCCGACATTGCGTGGCGTCAAGTTGCGCGGCGGCTGCGAGAGGTGGGCTGTGCTGCCCGAAGAAGATCCGATCATTTCTGGTTTCGAGTATCTCAGTGCCGACGTGCAGAAGATGTTTGCCGCTAATGCCACAAAACTTTATGACGTCACCTTTGGCGGAACGCCGACGCTGATTAAAGACAGTCAGGGATCCGGCAACTATTCCGCTTCGCAACTTGCCAACCAGGGCGGCGATTATCTCATTGCCGTCAACGACGCCGGCGATGCGCCGCTGCAGTACAACGGCACGACTTGGACAGTTTTCAATGCCGGCCAGATTACTGGTCCGGTAGGATCTACCGTTGTTGCCGGCAGGAACCTTACCTGCGTCTGGAAGTACCGAAACAGGTGGTTCTTCATTGAAGGCGGCAGCATGAACGCCTGGTACCTGCCGCTCAATGCCGTGCAGGGCGCATTGCAGATGATCCCGCTGTCTGGGGCGACGACTAAAGGCGGTAACCTGTTGTTTGGTGCGGCCTGGTCGATCGACGCCGGCGACGGCATCGATGACAAGTGCGTCTTCTGCACCGACCAGGGTGAGTTGATTATCTTTTCTGGTAGCGACCCGTCGACGGCAACCAACTGGCGTCAGGAGGGCCGTTACGCGGTGAGCCCGCCCATGGGCAAGAACGCGCATCTGCCGATCGGTGGTGACCTGCTCATCGCCACGGTCGACGGCATCATTCCGATTTCACAGGCGATCACCAAGACGGCAGAGCAGCTCGAGCTGGCCGCCGTTACCCGCACGATCAAGCCGTTGTGGCGGCAAGAGGTGGCCGCCAAGATTGCCGCGCCGTGGACGTTAAAAAAGTGGGACGAGTACGGCGGCGTCTTTGTTGCTGTCCCTGGCGGCGCGCCGGGTGACCGCCATTGCCTGGTCGCTAATTCCTCAAGCGGCGCCTGGTGTCGCTTTGTCGGTTACGATGCCACCTGCTGGATGTATACGCGCGGCAACCTGTTTTTTGGAACGCAAGACGGCATCATCATGCAGGCCGACCGTACCGGCTACGATGACGGCAAGCCGTACATTGCCACCTTGGTTGGTGGCTGGGAGATGTTTCAATCGGCCGCAGCGCAGTGCGTCTGGCACCAGGCGCGCGCCTCGTTCACAGCCGGTAGTGCCGAACCGTTCCAGCCGCAGATCACCGCCTGCACCGACTACGATATCCGCGTCCCACAACCGCCACCGGCGGGGCCGGATCCTGGCGTGGCGGATGTTTGGGATCAGGGCTTGTGGGATACGGCGTTGTGGGACCAGCCGTCACTGGCGCTGCCTGTGGTGAAGAACACCGGTTGGGTATCAGTCGGCGAAACCGGGTTTTCGCATGCGCCGGTGGTGCAGGTGACGGTGGCGCAGGCGGCGCGGCCGAATGTGGAGCTGATCTCGGTCGCCGCGACATTCGAGCGATTAGGCGTCAACGTCTAGGGACGAGACTATGGTCGATACACCAGCAGACGCGCCAGCTCCGACCGACAACGCCTCTGTCCTGGCGGGGTTGTACAAGGATTACAATCCACAGGGCGCGATGGGTGGCTTGTTTGCGCCGGCCTACATTCACGGCCTGCCGGCGTCAGAGAACGCCGTTTCCACATGGCAGGCGGAAAACCATCCGGTGACCTACGGCAACATCGATCAAACACGCATGCCGTTGCCGTTCCAGGGTCCGTCGGCGATGAGCGCCGGCAATGGCGTTTATGGTGGACCGATCCCGTTGACGCAGGTGTACGGCGATCAGCGCGGCATTGTTGATCCTGAGGCGCTGCGTGTCCTGGCGCAGGGCGGCAAGTACGACTTCAACGCGCGACGTGATGCGATCGCGCAGCGGCTTACGGCTAACACCGCGGCGCAAACGGCGGCGGCAACGCCGGCTGCGGCAGACAACAGCATGTTCCTGGACGAGAACGGCCAGCCATTCGACATTCAGGCGTATCAGTCGGCTTTGTCCCAATACAATCAGCAAAAAAGTCTGGGCAACGTCAATAATCTGCCGCCGATGATGCAGACGGCACCGCTGAAAAGCAGGTTCCCGATCTACAAGAATTATCAGGACTACAACAACGTAGGCGCGTGATGATGTATCGCTATTTATTCGGCGAAGACAGAGTTGTCGCGCAGTTCGTTGCGCAGTTGATCCCGCATGT